CATTTTATTATCTTCTTCTCTCATTCTTCTGAGCATGTAATCGTGATAGCGTTCTTGCATTGTCTTTACAGTATACTTTCATTTCAATACTTTGTCAAGCCCGTATTTGTGCCAATCTGTGAACTTTTCTCTGTCCATCAAATCATGCAGGCTATGACACCAAACACCTGGATTGGTTGCGTTAAAATCCTTATCATCTAGTTTAATCATGGTGTTATAATTATACAGTTTGATGTAAGGAAGAGGAATACGGATTTGCGGAATAAAGTTATTTTTTTCAATCATACCGCTTTCTAGTAATGCTTCTGCATGACTTAGTGGAAGATCCAAACTACACAAGATTCCTTTGTCAAGGAAATGCATAATCATATGTTCCCACTCTTCCCATTGCCCTGCATCTCGAGGAAAGTTAAGACCGGGGTGAAAACTGTGATTCGCACCAAAGAAGATATGTTGACATTTTTCCTTCGTATAATGTTCTTCAATATCTTCTACTGGTCGTACACCGGTTACAAACAAAGTGTGTTTTGCAAACGCAGGAGTCTTTTCAACTTCTCTGCCAGTAAAGAAGATTACTTGTTCTGCTACACCGTCGTCGTAGTCTCTTTTCATTCTAAACCTTTTTGTATCAAGTAAGCGTTAATGCGATGCATTTCATCTTTAAGATAAAGTTTCATAGTTTTCATACGTCGAACTTCATCTGTTACTGTCATATTATTATACTTGAGTTCGAGTTCTTCGTCAAGTTCTTTATGCTTGCGCTTTAGTTCGTCATAATGTGCTAAGAGTTTATCTTTAGTTTCATTAAAGTTGCTCATCTTCAAGTTCCTCTAACTTAGTTTCATCTAGCTCAGAATCATCAGTTTCTTCTGGAGTTTCTACATCAAACAATGCATCAAAGAATGTTGAACTGTTTACTGTCTTTTTACCTATAGCACCTCGTGTGCCTGGAATGGCCATCCAAAACTTTGAATACTTTTCAATTGTAGCTAATGATTCTTCTTTTGATGTCTTAGAGAAAATTTCTTCCATAACATCTCTAAATAGTACCCTGTCAAATTGCTCTTGTACAAGCATCTTAGGAATAATTCCTGCGTCATATTGTCTGTTTGCTTCCTGCACTGCGTTAATATGAGTCCATACATTATGACCCATCTGAATAGCATAACTAAAGCTATCCCAACTTGTTGAATCTTTCTTACGAACAATTTGGTTACCTTGTGCATCGAGCACTGGTTGGTCATTCTTATCTAATTCAATTTCGCCGGCACTTACTTTAGGAACACCAATTTTATTTCGATCACCTTTTGCATATGTACAAATGTCATTAACTAACAATCCGTCAGTTAGTGGACTATCTTCAAATACTTTAAAAATGCCATCCTGTGTAGTCGCGTCTTTAAATGTTCGTGTGTCAGTAGCATACTTTAGTTCATCTACGCTAGGTAACATTCTATAGGTCCATTTACCACGATCTGGTGTTTCGTTAGAAGTGTATACTTGTCCGTTAGCAGTTGCTAAGAAAGGACTAGCACAGTCAAACGTAAGCATCATAGTAGGGTTGTAATACTTGCGTATAGCCCGCTGTACGTCGGTTAGCAAGCAAGCCCACTCTAGTTTACTAGTGCCTAGGAAGTGCATTACATCGTGCACACCGCTTTGTAGCAAGCCATCATAATGCATAGTAACAATACGCTTGAGCAACAAGTGTACATCACACATATTCTGACCACCCATCGACCACCCATTAAAGTGATTGTCAGGGTACTTAACTGGATCACAATAGTCTTTCATTTGCTCATACCAGTCATCAGCGTCTGTATGATTTTCACCTTGCAGAACGTTTAGGAACTTACAAGCACCTGTTCTATGCTTCATCCAGTAGTCGTTGTTAATGCGAGTTGCTTTAACAGCTTCATCGTATGTGCTAATTCCAGTTGCCTTTGCTCCTGCAGGTGAACGTGCAACCCACGCTGGAATATCAAGGATCATTCCATAGTCCATGTAAGCGTCCATCCAACGCAATACACCGTCTCGTTTCTTTTGAGCCTTAGGACAATTAGGATCTTTCCAATCGCCTTCCCAAACACCTTTACCAATCTGGAAACCACCACTATCGCCGAGCAACCAAGTATTATCTCGATCTCTATTTCTTACCATATCTTCTTTAGGTACAAACTTAGTTGTATCTAAATCAGCATGTCCTGCAGAGTAAAGCGTCCACTTATATGTGAACGCTCCTTCTTGCGCATTAAGATAGTTAAGACTTTCTACACCGTTCTGGAAGTTATTTGGGATACGGTTATCAGGAACATAAGGACCATTGACAGGATCAGGATGACGTTGCTTGCCCACATACGTTGCATAGAAGCCGCTAAGTGCGGGCAAAAAGTGTGCGTAATCTTGTTGAGCTGCGGTTAGGTCTTTGTTCATATTTTACTTGCTCTGTGCTGGAAGAATGTAATCATAAGTTGCCATACCACTATCAACACTAATCTTCATAGCGCCTTGATCCGAAATACTCATAGTTACATCGCCGTCTAAGTTAAGAATTGCTTGTACTGCTGCTACAGGCCAACTCCATGTGTGTGCAAGTGTACCTTCTACTGCATTTTGGAATACAAATTCGCCTGCGTGTGTGCTTGCATCACCAAAGCTAAACACTAGATCATTAACGCCGGCAGTTGTTTTAGTAGTTACGTTAAATGTAGGCTCTTCGTTGTGTGCTGCACTCATAAGTTTCATACGTGCAATTGATGCCATTGAAGGTTGAAACTCTACATTCCATGCTGCACCTTTAAACTTAACAGTTTTCAACTTCTCTTCGATAATTGCTTTGTTCATAAAGCGATAATCGTTCTGGAAGTCGCCTGCTGCGTTTTCAAAGTGAATATGTGTAGGAACAGTTTCGCCATTGCGTTCTACAGTAACTACATCAATTTTTGCATCAGTCTTGTATTCTGGGTTCTTTAAATGCAATGCAAGTTTGTCTAGGTTAGGCATTCCAAATGTGCCTACAAACTCGTTAACTGCTGTGTGTGTGGTTGCACTTAAAATAACACTGCGATCTTCTGCCATTGAATCAACGTTAGTAGTTGCATCTTCCGATGTAACTTTAACGATTGGCAAAAATCCTAGTGCATGTGTGTGTGCGACTACGTCTTGTAAGATGTCTTTCATACTGTTTCTCCATTGAATAAGTTTATTATATTGCCTTTATCGGCCTTTGTCAAGAACTTTTCTACCGTGTATTTAGGTTTAAAGCCCAGTGCCTTCATTTTTTCTGTGTTAGCACATGTCCAACTTCTCTCTCCTGGGGTATTTAGACGAACCGGTAAGTCCGGTGCCAAGTCTTGGATCCTAACAGGATCCCCCGTACCAATATCAACTACACCATTAACGTGTGTAGCTTTTATTAATATTTCAATTGCATCCAATACATCTTCTAGATGAATGAAATCTCTATAGTGGTTAGTTACGTATTCTAGTGTGCCGTTGCGTAGTTTGTTAAAGAACATATTTTCTCTAGGACAACTATCGCTATACACTGTGTGAAAACGCATACCCACATGATCCGTACCGTAGCGTTCTGCTAGTTCTTCCATAATGAATTTACTCGCTGCATAAGGGTTCAAATCGGGCTCGTATGCGCTCGAACTGCTGGCATACAGTATACGTGTACCTTCGTAGCGTTCAAACAGTCTACGGGTTGCTTCTACATTGTTATTCCAATAACCTGCAGGGTCTGTAAAACTTTCACGTACACCACTTTTTCCTGCTAGGTGTATAATGAGATCAATGTCGTCTTGCCATCTATTATATGTAAGTAAATCAAACAGAGGACCATTCTTTACGTCAACGCCGAGTACATTGTGTCCTCTGTTAATAAGACGTTTAAATAATGCTGTTCCGATAAAGCCTTTATGACCCGTTAATAGAATGTTCATGCTGCTATACCTTGGTCTTGAAATATTTGCAAATACTCCATAGTCTGTTTCCAGCCTTTCACTTTTCTAAAATGTTTTACTACATTTGCTATAGGAAGATCATTGCCGCCTTCATAGATAGCATCACCAAAGAACCAAGTAATATCTTCTTTGTCAAAGTCTTTTATGATTTGACTCTTATCAAAACCTTTAGGGCTAATATCAATACCTGTTTCGCCGCCAACTTTTGCTTCTAAGTCAGGAAACATTGTATTAAATGCATTTGCAATTGTATTACGTTCGTTTGTATCTGTATCGTATGCTACATACTCTTGACGTTGTTCTGCATCAGCACCACGTCCTACTACACTAAAGTTTACCATACCGGGTCGTTTTTCAATATGAGTACCTGTACGCAAGTTAAATCTACTTTCATACAAACAACCATTTAAAAAGTATTCAGCAAACTCTGGTAATGTCCAATCGTTTGTATGAACGTGTGTTGCGCCTTCCCAAACGTCATTTCCGTTGCATTGATAAACACGTTTACATAAGTTGTAGGTAGGCTCACTAATCTGTTCAACAGTCTTAGCCTTATCGCTACCTGTAACTAGATAAACGTCATTCATTAAACAAAAAGAATTAAAAAATGCTTTAAAGTTGTAATCAATAATACCTCTACTAGGAGTTAGTGTTCCGTCTACATCAAATATAAACTTGTTCATTTAGGTCCCTCGCAAAATGCATATTCGCCTTGTGTAAATTCTCTAGAAATTTCCACCCAATCCTGTACACACTCTATTGCAGTAGCATACTCTGCATAGCGTGTTACTTTAGGTTCGTCTAGTCCAATAACTGTACTAATAATTAATAGTTCCCACATTACGGATTTTCCTTAATCCACGTACATTCTGAAACGTCTTCGGGCGTGTCGTACATACGCTTGCACACTTCATAAGGATGAAAGTACATTGCTACTGCCCATCCTGCGATAAATGCTATTGCTAGATAAAAATATTTCATCTCAACGTTCTACTAACGGCATTGTATTCTGACTATCGTGATAATCACCACTTACATAATAATCACGCACTGCTGTTTCCTTAACCATCGTACCGTTCTTCATACGATAGGTTACAATCTCACGACGAACTACGCCAGTAGTATCTGCATCAAATGCACTTTTAAATGGACCTTCAGTCATTGCTTTGCCTTTCTGCTACACGCTTTCTCAAATCACTTGTGCTAAATCTATGATCTCTTTTGTTAAAGTATAATTCTATATCACGTTTGGCACAGATAGCACGACCTGTAAATTTACCATCACGATACTCTTCTCCTATTATTCTAACATGAATATTGTACATTGTCAAGATATCTTCTAGATCTTTTTCAGTACCATACGGAATAATTTCGTCTACATATCTTACTGCTTTAAGTTGTGTATAACGTTCGACAACAGTTTGTATAGGAGCGTTCTTTTCTAGACGATCTATACTAGGATCAACTTGCAATCCGCAGATTAAATAATCACATTGATCCTTTGCTTCACGTAACATTTGTACATGTCCAGCATGTAATAAATCAAATGTGCTACAAGTAAATCCTACTTTCATCGCATCATCTCCGCTAGTTCCTTTAATTTCTCGATTACTTCTTCGATAGTATTTAGGTCCTGTTTACTTTCTGTATCAATTTCTAATTCTATTTTAATCTTCACTTTATTCTCCGAAGTCAAACAAACTGTTAAATGTTGTATGTTGCTTAGTATCCTCTAGAGGATAATTCAACACACCAATCAAGTTGTCTAACTTATTATCGATGATAGTTTCTGCCATTGCTGAATCATCAAACGGAAGTTCTTTGAACCATTCTGGCAGTCTCATTTGATCTGTTGGATACGCAACACTTGTATATCCTAACGGATTCTGTTTTAGTTTACAAACAATAACTTTCATACCGTCAACAATCTCTTCACTGTACTTGTCTCCGTTCATACGTTTTAGGGTATTCCAGTTGATACTTGCTCGCACGTGACCTGGCATATTTGCCTTGCCTTGTTTTTCTTCTAATCGACGATAGTGACCTACTTTGTTTGCACGTTTCGGCGAACCTTTCTCCCAGCCAGGCCTTTCACTAAACTCCTTACGGAACTGGGTAATGCGCTCAAGTACATCTTCACGCGGCTTATCAGTAAGTACCATAAGTAATAGTTCGCTTAGAAACTCCTGCATAAACACAGGTGTATCACTCCTGCGTAAGTCTAAGCCCATTGCTTTTACTTTGCCTGCTTTACCGTCGATGTCTGTTCTAAAACCTTCGTTATCTACTACAAGCGCCGCATAGCGTTTCTTAGTAATATACAGTCCTGTTTGGGCAACAATCTCTCTACCTGCTGCAATGACATCTGCACGACTCTTTGGACAATGGAATGCTCTGCCCATCATATCAACGAACGTGTTGTCTACAGCTTCTGACACTTGATCATAAAGTTGAATTGCTTTTTCTGTATTCCAAGGAATTTTTCCTGCTTCGATGTCTGCTTTTAAAGTTGGATATGCACTAAAATAAACAGAGTCAGTATCACCGTAAATAACTGCTTCGCCAACGTGGTCATATGTGCCAGTAATAACTTTGTTTGCTTCTGCACTCATGTGTTTAACAATCGTACGACCAGTAAGAGTGGTAGACTGACCAATACGCTTATCGAAAAATCTACAACCAGGGTTAAGAATAGCACCATATAATGAGTTCAAGTTAATTTTCTTTACGAGCTGACGTTTGTCCCAATACTCGATTTCTGCTGCATTACCTGCGTCTTTTGCCTTTTTAAGCATCTTCTGCAAGTCTTTACGTTCACTGTACCAACGCTTTAGAATACCAGGAATAACACCTTCAAATTCTGTAGTAAAGATAGTACCGTTTGCACTAAGCATCCAAGGCTGATTACTATCAAAGATTACTTTATAAAGTTCAGCACCACTTAGTACATCACTTCCTCCAGACTCCCAGTCAACTGTTAGTGCAATGTCCTTGCGCTGTTCCATAACAGCTTCGTATTCTTCTGTACTAAAGCGTCCTTCCCAACTGCCTGCAAAACTCTTTTTCTTTAGACCCATGTCTTCTGTAACACGAGCATCACTGATCTCTGGACGGATCTGTCCTACAACAGTTTCTGGGGCCATGTTGAGCGCACGAATTACTGAAGGATACAGTGAGTTCAAGTCCATTGAAGCCACCCACTTGTGCAAGCCCTTCTTAGGAAACGCAACATACGCACCAGCTGCTTGTGTGTTCTCGTCATCACGCTTTGCACGATTAGGTACTTGTAAGCCCCTGTGCCATGCTTCGTTAACAATAGCTTGCTCAGTAACAGCAACAGCACCCATTGTTGTTTGTAGAAGCACTGTGTTAGCGTGTGCAAGCTCGTTACTAAGATCAATGAAGCGTAGCTTCTTGTCTAGTTTGTCAAGTAGTGCAGTATCTTGAATGTTATATTCAATAAATTTGCGGAAGTCATTGTTGTAAAGTGCATCAAGTGTTCCTTCATACGGAACTTTGTTCTCACCTACTTCGATCTCGCCAATCGCATCCAGTCGATATGTGTGACGTTCTTCATATGTATACTTGCGATATAAGTTCAAACTGTCTAAGTGCACACGACCTACTAGATCAAATGTTTCACTTTCCTTGCCAAACTTTTCGTACATACGCTTCTTAGGAAGTTGTCCCCACAAGCAGAAACGTCTTGTGTCATCTTTGCTTAGTACACGGGCAGTTCTGTTTACAGTATACGGAATATCGTATCCTTCACTGTTCCAGCCACTTAAAATATCACTGTCTTCAATAAGTGTTAAGAAGGTGTCGATCATATCGCCTTCTTTCTCAAACAGCATTACATTGTCAATGCCTTCAAGTTCTTTTTTAGCTTGCTCCATTGTAAGTGTTTTAGGAGGAACAGCAAGACATACCATAGTCTCTAACCATTGCAAATAGACTGAGATTGAAGTAATAGGCATAAACGGATCACTTGGATCAGCAAAGCCTTTCTCCGGATCAAAGTCAGTCTCAATATCGAAAAAAGCAATGTTTAGTTTAGGAGCATCTTGATTAAGATAATGTTCACTCAAACACTGAAAGATAGGATTGATATCACTTTCAAACAGTTCTTTGTCTCTGTTGATAGCAACTTCTTTACGGAAGTCTTTTGTATTCTTACACACAATACGACTTAGAGGATCACCGTACACACTTTTGTACTTGCCTCGCTGGTCTTTATAATAAAAAGTATATTTTACTGGATATTCGCGATAAGTTCTCTTACCGTCTTTGCGTTCAACTGCACGGATAATATCACTATCGCGGTCAAACATTGCGTCTACATAGCTCATTTAATCTCCTTGTTGCTTCTGGCCAACTAACCTTTAAACCTGTTCGTAAAGTGAACGACTCTGTAAAGTATATATTACCACCAAAGCATTGCTACGCCAAATCCGAATACATTTACTACACAAAAATATGCAGTCAACATCATTGGCCAAGCAAGGCCTCGTCTAATATATCCTAACACTCCGAATATAGATCCAATAAAAAATCCTGGATATACTATTGTCATGTTAGGCTCATATGCAGTCATAGCGAGTGTTAAACTAGCTGCTACAGTAAATACAAAACTTAAAATTTCATAAAAGAATGCAGTCTTATCAGTGTGATAACTCTGCATCCAAAACTCTTTAATTTTATTCACTATTTGTCAACACCTACTGTTGCAACAAGCGTTTCGAGATCATCAAATGCATCAGCATGCTTTTCCCAGTCACGTTTCTGTGCAATCTTAATTGCTTTGTTAATCAGAGCAGGCTTAATGTTAAGTTCTTCTGCAACAGCTTTAACAGTGTCTTTAAGTCCGCCCTGCAAATCTTCGATCTCTTGCAATACTGTTACACCTTCTTGAACAAGGCGCTCAAGTTTTGCTTTTTCTTCTGCACCATAGGTACGATCACTCATAATAGTCTCCTTGTTGAGTTAAATTGTTAAGTTAATTATAGCGTACATCGTGAAAAAAGTCAAGCGTTAACTTGACTTTATTTTGTACTGTAGTGGGATTTATTTTTTAGAATTTAGTTTACGGTAAAGCATTTCTTTGATTGATTCGGTAGTATATTCTTTACCTTTATGCTTTTGTTTGCCCATCTTATCATCACGCTTTTTATTTGTATGTGCGCCCATTGCTCCACTTTTACGTAGATCGTTCATGTATTGAGCGTTAGGATCACGGGCTTTGATTGGCTTAGGTTTAGGAGCTTCTTCTATACTTTCGTTCCACTTCTCTAACCAAGTTTCAAAACGCTGTGTCTTTTTAGGATCCGCTGCAATTTGTTGTAGTGCAACTGTGTGTTTTTTAAGAAACTTTTGCCAATTAGTTCCACTGGCTTTAGGAGCAGATGATTTTTTTACTTCTTGTCTAGCATTTCTGTCCTTAGTTGACGAATCGTCAGTTGAATCCTTTTCTGGTTTGAGCAAATTTAGACTGTTATACTTGGCTCTACCTGTTTGAAAGTCGTCTTTAAAGTCCTCACCTACTAGTTTATCACGTGTTGGATTTTTCGTAGTTCCTGCAGAATTTTTCTTAATAGCATCTTTGCCTTTAAGTTGTCCTGCTGAGCCAGTCTTTTGTGATTCGTTTAGAGTAACACCTGCTAGGGAAGCAAAGTCGCTTAGACTATAATCACCTTCAACTGGCATACTACCTTGTGCAACTTCTACACTTTCTACAACGTAATCTTTAGTTGGCGCAGCTTCAATACTTTGACCTGCACTTTCTGCAAGTTTACGTAAATCTTCTCTAGGATCACTTGGATCTAGTGCAAAAAGTTTATGCTGTAATGCATTAAAGTCCATATTACCTGCCTAATTTAGCTGATAGTTTTGCTTGTAAAGATTCTTTATAAGTACTTTCTGAAACAGCATTGCAGTTACAGTGCTTACAAGTTGGCGGACATGTGCAGTCTTCTGCTTTTACATCACTACCACAACACTTGTCTGAACAGTGTGTATCTTTAGCTTCAGTAACTTCGCCCATTGGACTTTCTTGATAGTCTAGGTGGTGATAAACACTACCAATCATATCTGCTGATTTAGTAATTTTACTTTGTACCCAACCTTCTAAACCTTCAGCCTCACTGATGCCTTTGAGCATGTCGTGCAATTTAATTGCATATTTTGCAATTTTGTATAGGTCTGCACGGGCCATTTGTACTTCATGATCACGCTCTGCTGCGTGAGCTAAATCACCTAAACCTTCTTTAATCTCTTTATCTCTCATTGAGTTGCTCCAATAATACGTATTATAGTGTATTTATGCTTTATTGCGCTTAGGCTTCTTTTTCTTAGACTTCTTTATAGAGCCTGTTCGTGTTAGTGTACCTGGTCCACCATTAACAAATCCGTTTCCGTTGCCCATACTAGAGGCAACTGATCCTGCAGACATTTCAGCAGCAGTTGTTTCACATAGTTCATTTATTTTCATTGTGACATCCTTTATCCGTGTTCAAATCTTGATACTGACTTTGGTGTATATTGTTGCCTATCTGTATACTGTTTCCAAAATGCATTACGTTCGTTAGTACTTAGTTGTTGTTCTTCGTGTTCTTTATACTTTTCTACGTAATATGCAATATCCATTATTTCTTCTTTCTACCTGATTTCATGTTGGCGCACCAGTGATACATCTTAGCCTTCTCACCACTGGCATTTTTTGCACGTTTACGTAGTGCTGTTACACTTCCATTACAACTAGCACCTGAACGCTTTACACGCCCTGGTCTGCTTTTGCCTTTTTTCTTACCATCAGCAAAGTTTTCACTGTATGCTTTATCTGTTGCTGCTTTTGCACGATCAGCGTCAGGATGTTTAGGATTGATAGTTACAACTTCGCCATTCATTAGTTCACTGATGTTAGCACTCTTGCCTACTTTGTCTAACAGTATATGCAAACTATCGTTAGGATCATAGTTGGTTTCATAACCTAGCTTGCCACGTACTTCTGTACGCTTGCCTGTAGCAGTGTCAGTAATGTTTAACACCAACATTTCTTTGTCACGCTCTAATTGTAGTTTGTAACCTTCTGCAAGTCCTAGGTTAAACAACACGTTAGTTGACTTACCTTTTACACGTTTGCTTAGTGTAGGAGGACGTCCGTCTTTGTCTACTTTATTGCC